TCGCCATGCAGAGAGTAGTTCCGAAGGTCGGTTGAAGCCGTTGCACCGCCAGTCGGCTTGCTCCGACAAGTAATATCAGCATCGAGCGCGGTATCATTCAGGTCAGAAAGCCAAGGGGTGATCGTAGTCCCGCCGGTCCCTACCGCCGTGGTCCGTTCAAGCAGCCAATCGAACACAACCCCTGTTACCGCCGTGGTAATGTTCGGGATTTGCAGGATTGACAACACCCGCACAACCAGTGTGGCGTCCGCGTTGAACATATCCCAATGAACCGTGTTCGCCGCCGCAACATGCACCTGCGAAGGGATGTTCGCATGGTAGACCGGCTTCGATCCGATGATATGTCCGCCGTAATCAGCGGCCATGGTTACCTGATACTCTTTCGAGCTGACCGTCTCCGTCGCGATGGTTTCGCTGTTGGAGGTCAGTGCAGAGGTGCTAGGCAGTGCCATTGGCTTAGAGCTGGAAAATGCCGGAAGCGTTCCACGTAATCGTGATGTCGCCGCCGTTCGGGGTTACAGGAAGGCCGGTTACGCCGGTGTCGATATAGGCCACCAGCCGCGAAGTGGTCGAAACGCCCGTGTCAATGTAGATCACCAGAGCCTCAACCGTTGCCCCGCTAACTGCCGTGAACGTCACGTTGTCGCCGTCAAACAGCCCGTTCGTGACCGTAGTGGTCCCGATAGTCTGCGCGGTTCCTACCGTTCCGGTAAGATCATTCAGGAAGTCATGCGCCGCCGAATAGGTATAGGTTCCGGTATCGACCAGCGCCACCTTCACAGTGCCGTCGTTCAGGTCAATATCTGTCAACCCGTCAAGCAGCGCCTGCTTGTAAATTGGATAGATTGCATTAGCCATCTTCTTCAATCCCGTTCACGTTGAAAGTCACACTTCCGCTGGTCGAATAGACCCGCACAACATCTGTCGCCTTGACGGTAAACCGCGCCGTCACTTTCGCGTCATTCGCGCCCAAAGCGTAGTCATAGAGCAGATATTGCCCATTAGCCGAAGCCGCCCCGGCAACCGCATGTTGCAGCCGCACAGTCGTTGCCGAAGAACGGTTGCAGATAACCACCTCAAGCTCGGCCCTGCGCGCCGCCGGGACCGTGTAAGCGTCGGTTAGCGTCGTTGCCGCCGGGGTTGATTGCGCCAGTGCGCCGAATACGTCACTGGCCACTGAGGAACCTCGCTTTGGCGCGCGAGAACCCCCCAGCCCCGGATTGCATAGACGCCACCTGCCCGGAAACCCGGTTGGTCTGATCCGCCACAAGGCGCGGCCAGTCAGCCCGCTTCGCATCAACCGGGACGGTTCTAACGCTCATCGTTCGCCCCCCGGTTCGGCATCAACCTCGATGCTCTGAATGTAATCCCAATTGACCGCCGCAGCGACCCGCAGAGACGTTGAAATATACCGTCCGGCGCACCGGATCGGCACAATCCCGCTCGCCCGCAGTGTCGAAGCGGTTGTCAGGCTTTCAGCATCGCCCAAACGTGCCTTGGCGTCCGTCACAACCGTAAGCCCGCTGGTCAAATCACTGACCGGGCGGATCGAGCGCACCCGCGCCCTGCGGCCCGGCGTGAACTGCGAAAACCCCATGTCGATTTGCACCGCAAGGTTATCGCCCGCCAATGTCCCGACCTTGTTCGTGCTGTCGATCAGGTAAAGCCTTGGGTTGCCGCCAGACCACCGGGGATCGTCAAGCGTGTAAGGCATGGTATCAAGGTTTGTGTAAGTCACCGCCAGATCATCAAGCCCGATTGAGGTTGTGAAACCGGGGAAAATACCCTTGAAAGTCAATTCAGCAGTTGACCAGCGATCCAGCTCGAAATTGTAAATCCACAGCGTCCCCGGCGAACCCGGCACCCCCCACATGACCAGCTTGTTTTGCGGATCAACGGCGGTGTAAATGTTCTCCAGGTCATCGCGCGAGACTTCCGCCTCGAATGTCCGGTCCACCTTCTCCGAACCGATAGGCCGCAATTGCTGCCCGTCCTCAAGCGCCATAAAGCCACGGTCGGAACGGAAAAAGATTGTCCTACCCGCTTGGGCTACAGTTGCCCCGTTCGCACAGCCGAAGTTGGTCGATATTTCATCAAACTGGAACGGCGCCGAACTGTCCCCCGTCCGCGTCATCCGCACGATCTGCTCGCGCTGGAATATGATGCCGTATTCCCCGCCGCTCACATATTGAACCGAACCGCCCGATTGCAAAGGCTGTGAACCCGCCTGGTCCACCCCGTCCACCCATGCGGTATGATCGCGGAACGAACACCATTGCACGGCATTGACCACCCCGTCAGGCTGGCCGATCACAACGTAATCCCCAACCACCGCAACGCTAGTCCCCGAAGGCGCCCCTGCAATAGCCGAAGCCGTGCTGCCGCCAAGGTCAACCTCGTAAGTAGCCGCCCCGGTCACAGCCACGGCATAGTCACCGAACTGCGCAAAGCGCCACCGCCCGGTGATCGTCAGGCTACCGATCATGCTTGTCCATGCGCCCGCGTTGTAGCGGTAAAGGTTCGTTCCCGTGCCCGCGAGCATGTAACCCGTGCCGCCCGCCGAAATGGCGCTGGAACCGCCCCGGAACGTTCCCGAAAGTGCATCGGAGATAGTCGCGATAGCTTGGACAGGCCGATAGCCGTCCATCGCCGGATAGACGTTTTCAGCCTTCAGCAGCACCCCGGAATTGTTCGACTGATCCGGGCGGTAGTCAGGAAGGGGGATAATCACACAACCACCGGGGAGCGCAAGCGGAAGGAGGATGCTTGGCGGTAGCGGTTCCCTTGGTCATTGATCTCCTGCATCGTCGTTACAAGCGCCGCCTCGAGCAGCGGAATGCGCTCATCATGCCCCAGGAACGCCTCGCACTGGATCAGCACCGCGTAAACGTAAGCGTCGGCGTTCTCCGAAAGTAACCAGTTGGTCTGGTTGGTTGCGGACAGATAGGCCAGCTTCTCCATGTAGGTCAGGCTGACCGTGTAAGCCGCGTCCGGGGTCGGCGCGAAATAAATCGACTGGTCGGCGATCGTGTACTTTTGCGGCTTCCCGCTGTTCTCCAGTTCGCCTTGGACCATATGCAGCGAAACCAGCGCCAATGGATAGTCGTTGTCGATATAAGCCGAACGGAGCTGCCGGAAGCCCGTAGGGAGCGCATTGAACGCCACGCCCGCCGCCGTAGTTACCGAAGCAATGGTTTCGCGCTCAGGGACCGTCAGCATCCGGTTTAGGCGGTATTCAGCCATGCGGACCAATGCCGGAAGCTGGCTTTCCGTTTCGGTGTCAAGCTGGAGGTGCGCGACGATGAACGCGAGCAACCCGTCATAGGTTTCAATGTCCGCCGGGGTCGCAAGCGTAATAGCAATGCTCATTCCGCCGCCTCCAGTTGTTCGGCCCTATCGACCAGCCTTTTGCCCGCCGACTTGCACCGTGCCGCCCAGCCCTCTTGTTGCTTGACCGCGTGGGCATTGGTCAAAATCTGTTCGTGGATATGCCCGACCTCCCAACTTAAGGAGTGGTCGATGTAAACCTTGCACCCGGCATCGCGGCACTTAGCAAAGAAAAACGCATCCTCGCCAATCAAGCCCCCGCCGTTGGGGTGCGATCCGAACTCAAACAGCGGCAGGAATGATGCCTTGCCGTCCGCATCCGCCTTGGCCTGGAGCTTATCGACCACACTCATGTTCATCAGCAGGACGCCAAAGCCGGTATGGTCAACCTCTTCGACTTCGCCAGCCAAGGCTTTGGCTTCCGTGGTGTAGACAAGGTTGCGGTAGTCCTCGCCTTCATCATCCGTGATAGCTTTTGCCGCAACCGGCGCGGTCGGGATATTCCTACGCGGATAGTTCGCCCCGACAATCTCCAGGTTGTGCGCCAGCAACCGGACGAACGTGTCAATCGGAAACACATGGTCGGCATCAAGCCAGAGCAAATGCGTACAGCCAGCCGCCAAGGCTTCGCCCAGAATACGGGTGCGCCCCTCGGTCAATGCCGAGCCAGAAACCATGATGATCTCTGTTTCAATCGGCAGCGGTTCGTTACCAGGGCCGACCACTGTGGCGGTATGCAGGAACGATAGCGCCTGCATCGCCGAGAACATGAACTTGCTCTTTGGGTCGTTATAGACCGGGATACCGATACCGAGCTTTATCATATCGACCCCGCGCAAGTCCGGTAGCAGGCATTGGCAGGGTCGTTAGCCCACCGCTTCCACGCCGCCGGATCATGAAACCAGCCCTCGTTAAAGGCCGCATCAAGGACCGTCTTGGGGATCAAGGCCACGCGCCGCATGTCGAGTGGGGGCTTGTCCTGCCACATATCCTGAGCCGCCTTGATGATCGGCTCAACATCCTGCCGCGTTTCCGCGTAATGAATACCGTCCTGTTCGTGCATGATGACCTTGCGCCGTTCCGCGCCCACCATGTCGAGAAGTGCCGATTTGCTCATAAGCCTCCTGCGAAAAGGGGCGAGCCGAAGCCCGCCCCTCCCCTGTTACGACGTGGTAAGGTCCGCCACGAGCGAATGCGCGTCAGGGTGGCACATTTCCAGCGTGTATTCGGAAATGATATCCCTGGTCATCGCATCGCCGACCCGGCCAAGTTCCTGCGGCTCGAACATGCGAAGCCCGGCAACCTTGACCTTGGCGGTATCAACCACCCATGCATCACGTCCGCGCTGGGTGCGGTTCGGGACAACCTTCAGCGTCCCGAAGTCCGAGGCATAAAGCTCCGCCGCGCCCTGGACAGTGCCGATGTTGACGTTCTCACGCGCAGTCGCACGGCCAGTGAAGGTCGAGAACTTCTGCTTGTTGAACGAACCAACCAGAACAAGGTTAGGTTCGCCGCCGTCATCGAAGGCGTCCTTGATCGCGTCCTTCAGCATGTCCTCGGTGAAGGTGCGAAGGTCGCCCGCCGTCCCGTCAGTCGAAGCCGAAGTCGCCTGGGTGCTGTCCGCACCGTTGGCACCGCGCGAGCCGTTGGCACTGATCCACGCATTGAACGAACGCAGGGTCCGCGCCGTGGTGGTGTTGCCCGCATTCTGCCCGGTGTTGCCGAGAAGGATGCTCTCCATGTCCTTACGCAGCTCCAGCGACTTCAGCGACATCTGGTAAGACATCATGTCGTCGATCCCCGCCGGGTTGGTCGCCCGCTGGGTGCCGGTCACAGTCGCATCGCGCGAGCTGATCTGGCAGTAGTTCTGGCGCCTGGCAGGGGTGGTCGAAGCCGCACGGGCCAGCGCATCGCCTTCAAGGCGGGCGTTGGCCGTGTTGATCGAACCAAGGGCCTGGGTAGACCATTCATGCAGCACCGCCGTTGCCTTCACGCGCGGCACTGCCGACATGAACGGGGTATCTGCGGGCGAAATGCGATAGACCATATCGCTAAGGTCTTCGCGGTTGGTGGTCACGTCATAGGTCGCGACCGCATTGGTTACTTTTGCCATTTCCTGTTATCCCTTGAGAACTGTTTTCCACATGGCAGCGCCAGCATCGACACTGCCTTCACGGACCAACCGTTCACTGATCTTCGCGCGCTGAGCGGCCTTATGAGCCGAACGGGGACTGACTACACCGGGCCGGACTGCCGGACCTGCCGCCTTGGGTTTGGCTTGCGGGGGTGAAGCCCGCAATTTGTCGAACTGGTGTGCTTTCCAAAGAAGGTGAAGCTGCGGCGAGGTAATCTCGTGCTGCCTTTCCTCCGCAAAAAGCTCCGCCGGGATGCCGTTGGCAATCCCGTACGTTACCAGTTCGCGAACCAGCGGTTCAGCCTTTACCGGGTCAACAAGCTCGGGAATGTCGGCAACCAGCTTGGGGGCAAATTCTGCCTCCACCCCGGCCTTCCATGTCTCGAATGCCTTACTTTCCTCGGCGGCTTCCTCGCTCGCAATGCTATCGCGCTGGGCCTTAAGCTGCGCAAAAACACCGCTCTGTTCACGCCATTCCACCACGGCAAGGTCGTAAGCCTCGCGGTTGTAGTGTCCCGTTCCCGCCCCGTATGCACGGGGATCAGGTTCAACGGGGTTGATCGCTGCCAGCATCACATCAAGTGTGCTGGACAGTTGTTCACGGGCGGCTTTGGCCTCCGCGCGCTCGGCATCTGCTGCCTTGCGGGCATTGGCGCTTTCCTGGAACTTGGCGTTAACGGCACGTTCGCGCTCTGCTTCGCGCTCGGCCAGAAAGCCTTGCGTTTCCGCTGGGAGTTGCGCCCATTCGTCTGCCTTGTCCGCAGGCCATGAAGGCGGCATTGGCTGGGCCGGTTCGGCTGCCTCCTGCTCGTCCTCATCTGCTTCGGGTTCGGTTTCAGCCAGTTCCCTGGCTTCTTCCTCTTCCTCGGCTAGTTCCTCGACTGGTGCAAATTGCCCCCGGTCGTTCCTTGGCTGCTCAACCGGCTCCCCGGTTGTAAACGCCTTGAACGCATCGGCGGCTTGCTGGATTTGAGCATTCGGATCGTCCGTTTCTGCTGGCGCGAGCGCCTGGGCAGTGTCCATAGTTCACCTATCAGTCGAGGGTGCCCCGTAGGGCGGTTAATCGCGGGCTTGCCCCGCGAAACTTGCCAGCTTCTGCCGCAATTGCCGCAGATGCTTCAATTCATGCCAGATGCGATCACGCTTGCGTGACCACAGGCAGTTTTCCCACTGGCTGCGCAGATCGCTTTCAATCTCCGCCAGTCCGGCCTGCAACGTAGGGTCGTCCATCAAGGCCCTTGCTGCATAGGCGCGGGCGCGGCGGCCTTCAGGCGTCACTCAGCCAAACTCCCGCCGGGGCGGTTGGCAGATAGCTTGGTTTCGCTCTCATAGTCGCGGCGGTCGGCATCACGGGCCATCCTTGCCGCTTCATGGCGCATCTGCAATTCGGCCATTTCCTGCTCAAACGCCATCTTTTCGCGGGCCATCGCCATCTCGGCTTGCGCCTTTTGCGTGGCAAGCTGGGCCTCAAACTCGGCTTCCTCGCGCGCCAGTTGCTGCTTTTGCGCCGCTTCCTCGCGCTGCATTTCCAGCTTCGCCGCCTGCAATGCCTGTTCGCTCTGTAGCTTGGCTTGCTGCATCTGCATTTCAGCCTGGACCTTCATCATCTCCGGGTCGGGCTTTTCCTCTTGCTCGCCAAGTTCCTCGGGCGAATTGAGGTATTCGTCAGTGTTCTTGATCCCCGCCGCCGTGAACAGCCGCTTGGTCGCGTTGTAAACCTTCTCCGCGTCGATCAGCGAGGCGTAAGGGGTCTGGCCCAACTGGTTCATCACGGTAAGAACCTGCTCGGCCAAGGCGACCTGTTCGGTCTTCTCCCCGATCCCCAAGCCGACCGAAACCTCAAGGTCCATTTCCGGCCATCCGCGCGGGTCAACCGGCACCCATTGGTTGCGCAGCCGGATCATGCGCTCTTTCGGCTGGTGCTTGGTCAAAAGTCCCAGCATAAGCTTGAACAGCCGCTTGACGCCGGTTTCAGCAAAGATACGCGCGATCATTTCCACGCGGGAGTTCTTGCCTGCTGAAATCATCGCCATTTCCGTCGCGGTCATTTGGCCCGACTTGCGCAGCGCATTGGTATCAAGCCCCTGCCCGGTCTTGCTGATGCCCGTGCGTTCCTCGGCCATGTTGGCGACCATTTCCAGCATCGGCAGCGAACTATCGGCGGTATAGGGCACGGCATCGAAGCGGAAGCCGTCAAGCGTCTTGACCATGATTGCAGCGCCCGGCGCGTTATCTTCAAGGCTCTCGGCGGTCGAACCGTCGTCCATGATCCCGACTTGGGCCACAACCGGACGCGGGTTGTTCGATTTGTAGAGGTTGTCGAGCATCTGCCGCCAGAGAACGGTATTGATGCGCTGCAACTCGATCACAAGGTCCGCCAGCGACATGCCGAATACCTTGTGCGGCATCGGCACCGGGCACAGCGTCGCAAACGGGCTTTCGTCCACTTCCTCGTTCAACAGGATTGTGTCTTCAACCCGGACCACGCGGCGCAGTTCGGCAATGCCGTCGCCGTCATAGTCCACCCGGATATATTCATCACGTAGCGCCACCCGCTCCTGCGAGACATGCGGGGCGCTAATCGTTTCATCGCCAATCCGCTCGTCCTGATAGCGGGCAACCCGGATTGTGTTATCAATGCTGCTGCCCATCAACGCGGGCAGGGCTTCAATCACTTCCGCATCGAAGCCCATCGCGATCAGGTCCGAACGGGTTATGTCGAGCGGGACATGGGCCGTGTAAATCGCGTCCTGCACATTGCGCGAAAACGGCGAAATACGAAACTCTTCCGGCGGAATGTTGGCAATCTTGATCCGGCCATCCTCAACCATCTGGCCAAGGTATGCGGTGCCGTTCTCCTCGCCCATGTAGTCCGGGCGCATCCGCACAATCGCATCCGACATGCCGCCGGGCAGTTCTACTTGCTGCCCGTTCTCAACCTTCTCCTCGCGTTCCCACCAAATCTTGACAACGCCTAGCTTGGTCAGCAGCGCGTCCTTGAACCAATCGTGAAAGATCGAGAACCCGTTGTTGTCGCAGTGCAGCACATAGTTGGCGTATTCGGTTGCCTGGTCCGCCGTTTCCACGTCCTCCGGGCCTCTAGGCGAAAACCGCACCGTTTCATCGCTCGACACAAACGGCTTGAGCAAGGCCGCCAGCGCGTTATCGATCACAACCTGGACCGTGCCGTCAACTACGCTGGAACTACCCTCCTGCGCGGGCACATCGTCCATGATCCGATAGTAGTAATTGATCGCCCGCTCTTGCTGCGAACTGATCTCATCATCGGAGCCTGGCGTGTATCCGATTGCCTGCGTTTCATGCTGCTGAAGGATCGACACAAGTTCGCTATCAGGCATCGTCTCATCAACGGCCTCGCCTTCTAGCGGCTCTTCATAGGCCATGGGCAAACTAGCCACGGGCAAGCTTCTCGGCCATCACGTCAAGACCGTGCTGCAATGGGCACAGCCGGATTGCTTCCCATTCCTCGGGGAAGCGCGCTTTGAACGCGGCAACGTCCAAAAGCCCGGCATCGCGTTCCGCTTCCGAGCCTTGCTGCAACGCTGCATAGGATTGCCCTTCAACCTGGGCCTTGCGCGGTCGTGCCATCTTAGCACCTCACTGGTTTATGCGCCTTGAGCGCGAATTTGAACGATCCCCCGACAATCTCGGCCGCGACAGGCTCAAAGTCCCCGTGCCACAGCCAGCGAAAGTCAGTCATTGCGGTTTTACCTACTTGCGCCGCGTATTGTTCGCGGTCGAGAAACACTAGCGTTTCAGCCGATATAACCCGGCGATGCGAAGGGTCGGCCCATGCCCAAACGTCATTCCATGCGGGCACCGTGGCGAGCAACAGCCCCCCGTCCTTCAGCACCCGGTAAATCTCCGCGAAGTGGGCAAAGAACGCCT